CTCCGTACCGGCACTGGCACGAACCAGACCGACACGTTCCTAGAGCGCATCTCGGTATCGACCTATGCCCAGCAGACCAACAAGCTGATCACTGGCAGGCCGACCCAAATCTTCGTGCAGCGTCTGTCTACGTCCACGCAGGTGACGCTGTGGCCACTGCCTGACGCGACCATGCCGTACACGCTCTTCTACTACCGCCTGAAGGGCATTGATGGCCTGTCGGCTGGTATCGGTGGGGAAACCACGATGGTGCCTCCACGCTTCGTCCCTGCGCTTGTGGCTGGCCTTGCCTACTACATCGCAGCCAAGAAGCCATCAGCACAGCCTCTGATGCCCACGCTGAAGCAGGAGTACGAGGAGCAGTTCGCCCTTGCGGCTGATGAGGATCGTGACCGTGCTTCCGTGTCGTTCGTGCCAATGAGCCCGTGGAGCTACTGATGGCGTATGCAAGGGGCAGCAAGGCGTTCGGGTTCTGTGATAGGACTGGTCGCAGGTATCCCCTGAGCGACCTCGTCTATGAGTACCAGAACGGCCAGCGCACGGGGTTCCGTGTGGGCAGGGATGTCCGCGATCCGGACCAGCCCCAGAACTTCTTGGGCAAGGTCAAGGTGAACGATCCCCAGTCGCTGTACGATCCTCGCCCTGACACTGCAATTCTGGAGTCCAACGCCCTCTGGGGGTGGAACCCTGTTTGGAATTCAGCGCAGTACATGATATCGTCTGTAGGAACCGTGACCGTGGTCACAACTGATGGAGAATGACATGAAGGGCAAGGTCATGGGCGTTGACGCCGCCAACCGCCGCAAGAACGCCAAGCTGAAGGTCACCGCATCTGGAGGTGCCAATCCCGGTGCCAACCTGAAGCCGCTGAGCGAGCTTGCCCCCAAGGGCAGCATTCGCCCCCGTACCCGCAGCGACAAGGAAGCCGAAGACGAGGCTGATGCCGCAGCTGACCGCGCCATGAAGCACTCTCAGCCTCCGAAGCTGGTGTACAAGGCTGCTGGCGGTGCAGTCAAAAAGATGGCCATGGGCGGCAAGCTCAAGATGGTTGAGAAGGACGGCAAGCAGGTCCCGTCGTTTGCTGCTGATGGCGTTGGCAAGATGGCTATGGGCGGCATGTGCCGTGGCATGGGCGCTGCCAAAAAGGGCGGCAGCTACAAGGGATAAGTTCAATAGAACTTCTGGGTGACCCATGAACTACGCGGAACTGACACAGGACCTGCAGGACTACTTGGAGACGAGCGAGACGTCGTTCGTCAACAATATCTCCACGTTCGTGAGGCAGGCAGAGGAGCGCATCTACCGCTCTGTGCAGATTCCAGAGCTGCGGAAGAACGTCACGGCGGCGACAACGGCTGGCAACCAGTACCTCGCCCGCCCGTCCGACTTCCTGTCGGTGTTCTCTCTGGCCGTCGTTGATGGTTCGGGGAACTACAGCTACCTGTACGACAAGGATGTCAACTTCATCCGCGAGGCCTACCCCAGCTCATCCACGCAGGGGACCCCGAAGTACTATGCCCAGTTTGATGGAGACCAAGTCGGGACTGAGGGCAACTTTATTCTCGGCCCAACGCCCAGCGGTGCTCTCACTGTTGAGCTCCATTACTACTATGACCCGCCGTCCATCGTTGACACCGGGACGTCGTGGCTTGGGACCAACGCAGAGACCGCCCTCCTCTACGGCAGCCTTGTGGAGGCGTACACCTACCTCAAGGGTGATGCTGACATGCTGCAGGTCTACATGGAGCGCTACGCTGACGCCATGGAGAAGCTCTTCGGGATCGACATCAGGTCGAAGCGGGATGACTATAGGGATGGTGTCATCCCCGGCTCTGGGACTGGTCGCTGATGTTTGTTGGTTCGGCATCCCCCGGATCGGTCAGCGTCATGACGTCGTCCAACGGCGGTCATAGCCCCGAGCAGATCGCAGAGCTGTGCGTCAGCCGCTTGATGTCTGTCTCCGACACTGCCCCGCCAGAGATCGCAATGCAGGCTCGCGCCTTCAAAGATCAGATGCTGGCAGTTGTCCTGCAGTATGTTAAGCTGGCGGCAAGAGAAGACCGCGAGTCGGTCGTGGCTAAGCTCGAGCAGGTCGGGGCGACTGACGTGGCTCAACAGATCAGGAGACTTTGAGATGGCCTTCACCGGCAATTACATGTGCACCTCGTTCAAGAACCAGATTCTTGAGGCCGTCCACGACTTCCGCTCCAGCGGAGGCGACACCTTCAAGATCGCGCTCTACACGAGCTCTGCCACTCTGGACGCGACGACCACTGCATACTCTGCCACGAACGAGGTCGCAAACTCTGGCACCTACGCGGCTGGCGGCGGCACACTGACCAACGTCAGCCCGACGACCTCTGGCACCACTGCGTTCACGGACTTCGACGACATCTCGTTTACGTCGGCGACCATCAACGCCCGTGGCGCTCTGATCTACAACACGACTCCGACACACACCTACACCAACCCATCGGTGGCCGTGCTGGACTTCGGCGGCGACAAGATTTCTACGTCGGGCACCTTCACCATCCAGTTCCCTACGGCAGACGCCTCGAACGCCATCATCCGTATCAGCTAAGGAAGTGCTATGGCTCTCGTAGTAGCTGATCGTGTCCAAGAAACCACGAGCACCACAAGCACGTCCAGTTACGTCCTGCTAGGTGCCGCCAATGGCTATCAGTCCTTCGGGGCTGTGCTGGCCAATGGAGACACGACATACTACGCGATCACCAACGACACCGACTGGGAGGTCGGTATTGGCACCTACTCGACCACAGGGCCGACCCTAGCCCGCACGACAATCCTTGCATCGAGCAACGGCGGTTCCGCTGTAAACTGGGGCGTTGGCGTCAAGAACATCTTCATCTCCTACGCCGCCAGCAAGTCTGTGTATCAGGACGAGTCCGGTGCCGTCCTCGTAGCCGACAAAATTGTCCACACGGGCGACACCGACACTGCGATCCGCTTCCCTGCCGCCAACACGATGTCCGTGGAGACCGGAGGCACAGAGCGCTTCAAGGTCGAGAACAGCACCATCACCACGACTGTGCCCGTGCTTCTCCCTGCCGACCCCACACTGCCACTGCAGGCGGCGACTAAGGAGTATGTGGACACCATCGCTTCGGCTGGCATCCACTACCATGCGCCCGTGCGGGTCGAGTCTCCGATCAACCTCAACGCCACCTATAACAACGGCACCTCGGGTGTCGGCGCGACCCTGACCAATGCTGGGACGCAGGCAGCCCTTGTGATCGACGGCGTGACGGTTGCCACCAATGACCGCGTTCTGGTGTACGAACAGACCGACCAGACCCAGAACGGTGTCTACACGGTCACCAATACTGGCTCCGGCAGCACCAACTGGGTCCTGACCCGTTCGACGGACACCGACAGCTATGGCCCCAGCGACCCCGATGCCTTGGGTGCTGGTGACGCATTCTTCGTGCAGCAGGGCAACACAGGCGCTGGTGAGCTCTACGTCTGCAACACCGAGGGCACCATCACCTTCGGTACGACGAACATCACGTTCACGCAGATCGCAGCCACGGCGGTCTACACGGCTGGCAGCGGCTTGGCCTTGACGGGCACCGTGTTCTCGAACACCGCTCAGGATCAGATCGTCACGCTCACCCAAGGCGGAGCGACGACGATCACGGGTACTTACCCAAACTTCACGATCACCTCGACCGACACGACCTACACGGCAGGTGGCGGCATTGGCCTCGCTGGGACAACCTTCTCGGTTGCCGCAGGCAGCGGCCTGACGCAGGACACAGACGGCCTCTCACACGCCGACACCTCGTCGCAGACCAGCGTGGACAACACGGGAGCTGTGTTCATTCAGGACGTCAGCCTTGACGCCTTTGGTCACGTCACCAGCCTTGCCTCGACCACCATCACTCCCGCGCTGATCGGGGCTGCTACAGCCGACTCTCCGGTGTTCACTGGCGTTGCTTCTTTCCCCGACGGCTCTGCCGCCGCGCCGTCTATTACCAACACTGGCGACACAAATACAGGGATATTCTTCCCAGCTGGGGACACCATCGCCTTCTCTGAGGGCGGTGTTGAAGCTATGAGGGTGGACTCCGTGGGCAGGCTGCTTATCGGGGATACCGCTGGCAGAGCCACATACAATAGCGCTGGCACTGGTTCGGAAAATCCCCATATTCAGGTTTCAGGAATTACTGAAAGCACGTCGGGTATGGGTCTGTATAATTACAGCGCAACCACCACGTCCGTCCCAAATATTGTTTTCAACAAGTCCCTCAGCGGCATCATTAACTCCCAAACGGCGGTGACCTCGGGAACCGGGCTTGGCGGGATCGGTTTTAACGGCAGTGATGGACTGGCTTTTAACTCCGGGGCGAGCATTCTTGCTTACGTGGATGGCGCTGTTGCTACTGATTCCGTCCCCGCTTGTTTGGCGTTTAGAACCAATGCCGCAGGGGAATTTTTTTCCACCGAGCGCATGAGGATCACCTCTACAGGCAACGTTGGCATCGGGACCACCTTGCCGTCTACCGCCCTTCATGTGAACGGCACGGTCACGGCGACAACATTTGCGGGGAGTTTGTCGGGCAACGCCACCAGCGCCACAACCGCTACCACTGCTACCACTGCCACCACTGCCACGACCGCAAACGCCCTGAACACTGCCAATGACTATCGTGTTGACAGCCTTGGCGTTGGTACTGCCGCTTCGGGCGTGAGTGGCGAAATCCGGGCCACCAATAACGTCACGGCATATTTTTCTGACGACCGCCTGAAGACCCGCTTCGGAAACATTGACGATGCCCTCGGCAAGTTGATGTCTCTGTCCGGTTTCTATTATGAGCCGAACGGTGTCGCGCAGACGCTCGGTTACGAAGTCAAGAAAGAGGTCGGGGTCTCCGCTCAGGAGGTTCAGGCCGTCATGCCAGAGGTTGTTGCCCCGGCCCCCATTGACGAGCAGTACCTGACCGTTCGGTACGAGCGTCTCGTGCCTTTGTTGATCGAGGCCATCAAGGCACAGCAGGTCCAGATCGACGAACTCCGCGCTAAGCTGGAGGGCTGACATGGTACTGCCAGCTTCTGGAACGATAACCATGAATCAAATCCAGACCGAGTTTGGAGGGTCCAACCCCATATCCCTGAATGAGTATTACCGGGGTACTGGCAGTGTGACGAACAACAATACCAACATCCCGACATCCGGGACGATATCGATGAGTAACTTCTACAATGGAGTGACATCGACGATAACCTATGTTGGGGGACTTACGTCTGCCGCAGGCGGCATCTCGGCTGGCGTCAGGACCATAACGATCAACGGCGCTTTGACTGGCGGTGTTGCAGCATCGCCCTCTGTGGGTGACTTGGTTCTCCTAACTTGGTGCTGCAGTGTCACGGCCACGGCGTCGTTCAGCGCCACCACTGCAGGGTGGACAACTATTTTTTCAATCTACAACCCATCGACTACAGGTCGTGGGCAGGGCACCGTCATGTCGGTTTCCTATAAAATTTGGGCCTCGGGCGACTCTGCGGTAACCTTCACTGTTAGCCCCAGCAGCAACAATGGCTCTGCCGCTTCGATAAAAGTGTTCCGTAATATTCGGCGCTCGGGGTCAACTCCAGAACTGCTGACCGCCACCAACTCGCAGGCAAACGGCTCTTCGGCAACCATTAACCCGCCTGCGATCACTACTGGAAGCAAGAATTTCGTTGCCGTGGTGTGCGTGGGTTTTGGCAACAACGACAGCTCGGCCCTCACGGCACCGGGAAACATGTTGGCCGTCCTGACATCCAACGGCAACGACTACAGGGATGCTAGGATCGGCATGGGTCACTCGGCCACGATATCGAACGCTGGCACATACACCCCAAGCAATTGGACCATGGCCACCGCAGTCGATAGAGCGCCCGTATCCATCACCATTGGGCTGCGGCCAAACTGACGGCACAAAGCTGGGGTGACCGACACCGCGCCCCGTGATATAATGTCGTAAACCAGATGGAGGAGGGACATCATGTTTGGCTTTAGTCCCTTCTCCGCAGCCCCATTCTCGGCGCTCGGCAGGAAGGACGACATTGTCGTCGGTCTCGTCGGCGTTGATGCGTCCGGTGCCGTTGGGAGCGTTGTCGCCCCCGCTGCGGCCATCCTCACGGGCGTGTCTGCCTCCGCCGATCTCGGCTCCGTCATCGTCACTGCCTCCGCCCTTGTCCCCGTGTCCGGCGTGTCGGCATTTGTGGATGTCGGCTCCGTCAATGCCCAAGCTGGTGCTGATGTAGCTGTTTCCGGCGTCTCTGCGTCCGCTGACCTTGGTTCCGTCACCGTCACGGCCTCCGCGCTTGTGCAGCCATCTGGTGTGTCCGCTGCATGGCAGCTTGGCGACGTCACTGTTGCAGCCTCTGCCCTTGTCCTCGCAACGGGCGTTTCCGCTGAAGCGCAGCTTGGTGATGTCGTCGTCACGGGATCGGCCCTAGTCCTTCCCACGGGCGTCTCGGGTGCATCGGCTCTTGGTGCGGTGGTCGTTCAGGCTGGCGCGGAAGTTCCTGTGGTCGGCGTCTCCGCCTCCGGTGCTGCTGGTTCCGTCACCGTTACTGGCTCTGCGGTCGTCATCCCGCTCGGCGTCAGCGCCGTTGGCCGCGTTGGTCAGGCCACCGTGTGGGGCAATATTGTGCCGAACCCCGGAACATCTTGGGACCCGCTCAACCCGGTGCCACCCACATCTTGGGACCCGCTCAACCCGGTGCCACCCACCTCTTGGAGTGCGATCTCCCCCTCGCCCGGTTCTGCGTGGACGGAGGTCGATCCAGATGCCATAAATTCATGGACAGAGGTGGAGCCAGCGCTTACCCCGGTATGGGGCAGCATCGTTCCAAACCCCGGCACGGCTTGGGACCCCCTCAACCCCACACCACCCACATCGTGGGCTGGCATCACACCTGCACCGGGTTCGGCGTGGACGCAGGTCGATCCTGATGCTATAAACGTGTGGACAGAAATTGAGCCAGCGCCCACCACGGTATGGGCCCCAGTCGCCGCGTGAGGATGAGAGATGCCTAGCACATACACAAGTAACCTCGGTATCGAGCTTCCAGCCGACGGCGAACAGGACGGCGTCTGGGGTGATGTTGTCAATGACAACATGAATATCTTGGACCGGAGCATCAACGGGTCGGTCAGCCTGTCCTTGAGCGGAACATCCTCAACGCTGACCACCTCCGATGGCGTTCTCAGCAACGGCCAGTACAAGGCCCTGATCCTCGGTGGCACCCCCAGCGGAACCCACACGATCACCATCGCCCCAAATGACGCCCAAAAGATTTACTACGTCTACAACCTTTCTGGTCAGTCGGTCGTCCTGTCGCAGGGGTCCGGCACAACCGTGACTATCGCCAACAACGATACTGCGGTAGTCTACTCGGACGGGGGTGGCGGCGCGGCTGGCGTTGTAAACCTGACCGACCATTTTGCCATGAACTCGGCAAAGATCACGGGCGGAGCCATCTCCGGGGTGTCCTTGTCCACCAGCAGTGCGACAGTGACGGGCGGTACGATCAACGGTACAACCGTAGGTGCCTCGACTGCATCCAGTGGTGCCTTCACCACGCTGTCGGCGTCAGGAGCCACGGCCCTTTCGGGAGCCACGGCCCTTTCAGGGACCACCACGCTTACCGCCCAGCTCGGCCTTGGCGGCGCAAACTACGGAACAGGGGGGCAGGTGCTGACGTCTCAGGGCGCAGGGAGCGCCCCCGCTTGGGCCAACAGCTTCCCGTCCGGCGGCATCATACTCTGGTCAGGCTCTGTGGCCTCGATCCCCGCCGGTTGGCTTTTGTGCAACGGAAGCAGTGGAACTCCTGACCTTCGGGATCGTTTCGTCGTTGGTGCTGGATCGACATATGCCGTAGCTGCAACTGGCGGCTCTGCTACTGTCACGCTGTCCACCTCGGAGATTCCGTCCCACACGCACACGTTCAGTGCCACGACCTCCACTAACGGCGCTCACACCCACACCTACCAGCTCCCAGATTTGATCTCGAACGGTGAGCGCGACAACAATCCGCAGTTTGGCGACACAACTTCGACTGCGACAACATCAAGCGCAGGCGCACACAACCACACCGTCAGCGGCACCACCGCTGCGTCTGGCTCTGGGGGCGATCACGAAAACCGTCCGCCGTACTACGCTCTTGCCTACATCATGAAGTCGTAAGCTATGACACCCGAGATGCTCTGGAGTCTTGGTCTCAGCGCGGCACTCGGCCTGATCGGCTGGGTCCTGAAAAACCATGTCGAGGAGGTGAAGCGGTTGCAAATCCTGCTGAACCGCACCCGCGAGGAGGTCGCCAAAGACTACGTCACAAAGACCGACGTCGCTTCCAGCGTCAATATGCTTGTGACACGCATCGACAACCTAGATCGCAAGATCGACGACATCTTGCGAAGCCTAGCAAAGTGAGCCTGCGATGTTCGACCCTGCTAGCATAGGCATTGCGCTCAGTGTCGGCAGCAAGGCTTTCAGCCTGCTAAAGCAGGGCATTGCGGCTGGCCGCGAAATCCAAGACATGTCGTCCCAGCTCTCTGAGTGGGGAAAGGCTGTCTCTGACATTGCCTATGCCGCTCAGAGGGCAGACGAGCCTCCGGGCGTGTTTAGGACGCTGTTTGGCGGCAAGACCCACAATGCCATCGACATCTTCGCGGCGCAGAAGCAGTGCGAGCAGCAACGCAAAGAGTTGAAGCAGCTCATCACATACCAATATGGGCATGATGCGTGGCAACAGTTCACCGACATTGAGCGTCGTGTGCGGGAGCAACAGCGCGAACAGGTCTACCGCCGCCGCGAGATCATTGAGGGCATCGTTGAGTTTTTTCTGTGGTCTGGCATAATCCTGACCACCATAGTTATATCTGGCGTCGGCCTCTACTTCTGGGGCCGCTACTTAGGGAGATGGTAGATTGAGACTTGTCCTCGTCCTCTTGGTCGCCGGATGCGGCCCTGTTACTGTATCGTCCGTGGCCTACACGACGGCCTGCCCAAAAGGTGACCGACAGTGCGAGATTCGTCAGAACGCGGAAACGCTGTACTACATGGCCATGCCAGACGCGGCCAACCAGCTCCTGTGCTCTGGCGACACGCGGGATGCTATGGGAGCCTTG